TATCTTCTACTGTATCATGTACTTCTTGTTGGCTCTTTCTTAGGTCGTATTTGAACTTAGGAAATGTCTCTGGTTTTAATACTCTTCTATCTATGATTTCATGTCCATGAGGTATCAAATCAGTACGTCCTATAGGAATAGTCACGATGCCTTCTCTTATAACAGCCATGTTTTTTATTACTTGGGGAACCAGGTCCTTTGGATTTTTTGGAGGTACTACATATGTTAACTCCTTATCTAGTTCTTCTTGAACTTCTGGAGTTACATCTAAATAAATCCTGTTACTTAGTACAGCTTTCATACTTTCCTTCTAGTACGTTTCTTTTCTGTTTCTGAATATTCATAGATTATCCAAGGGTATCCTTTCATAAGTAAGACTCCTGCCCATAACATCTCAGGGGCAGGGGGTCTAGGTACAGTAAATGCAGGCTTCCACTTGTCTATCCATAGTAGAGAGGCGATAGTTTTTCTTTCAATTTTTCTTATTTTTCTATATTCTAACGGTAACATTAGGGTCTTTTGATATATAAAAGGAACCCCATTACTATCTATAAAATAATAATTGGGTTGTTTTAGAATACCAACTAAACTGTCAAGTGACTTTCTTAGGGGTATGAGCCCTTTGTGTGGGGTTTGAAGCCTTCTCTGTCCTAATGTCTTTCCTGGCATATTCTTATCGTCTACCAGTTCGCCATCTAGGTATAGTAATCCGTCTGTTAAATCCCAGTTACTTGATGGTAAAATAAATACTGGAAAGTTTATTCTATCCAGTATTTTGTATGTAACTATCATTCATATAGTCTCCATACTGATCTTCAAACTTGCCCATTGAGTAGTCATCTCCTATTTCAAAATCGCATCCTATAGGAGCATCTGATATAGAGATGCCTCGATCTCTTTGAATGAAATATTGTAATACATCACAATAATGATCTAATTCTCCATCTGGTACTTCGGCTAATATGGAGTCATGTACTAGAGCAAATATTCTAGCTTTCATATTTTTTATTTTAATATGATTATCCATCTCTATTGCGCCGAGGAGGTTAATATCAGAAGCAGTAGACTGCACCAGAAAATTAAGACCACTCCTAACTGTATGGCTTCTAATAGCCTTATCTTCACTTTTAACATTTGGTAATCTCCTTTTGCGGCCGAAAAAACTATACACAAATCCATTCTGCTCTATAAATCTTTGGTTCTTTTCAATCCAAGTTTTTAACTTATGGAATGATTTAAAATAATCTTGTATAACTTCAGAGGCTTCTTGGACACTGAAATATTTTCCAGAGTCTTTTGTAACTTGTTGACTAATTTTATGTGGCCCGGCTCCATACATGATTCCAAAACTTACTGCCTTGGCAGCTTGTCTTTTATATGGGTATAGTTTGGCCACGTCTTCCACTTCACAAGGTAGTCTGAATACTGTCTTAGCAATCGTACTGTGGAAATTTCCGCCCTCTCGAAACACATTCATAAGTGCTTCATCGTTTGCTAACTTTGCTGCGACATATACTTCTGCGGTTGTCAAGTCCATTGCGACTATTTGAGACCCCGTTGAGGCTGTAATACATCCTTTGACAATTGGATTGTCTCGAGGAATTTGTTGCATATTTAGCTTACCGCTACTGCTAAGACGACCAGAAGTAGTAGAGTGGAGGTTGAAAGAAGTCCTAAGACGCATGTCCTTATCCAACTGCGGTATGATTTTGTCCAAATAAGTATTTTTAATTTTGGATTTTTGACGGATTGCCAAGATATGTTCGGGAAGTTTAGATTTTTCTGCGAGTATATTGAGGACTTCTGAATCTGTTGACCATTGACCCGTTCCAGTTTTCTTATTAACAGGGTTAAGGCCAATAAAATCAAACAAAAGGCTCCGAAGCTGTACAGTGCTATTAGGGTTAAAAGGTTTGCCATTTAGTTTCTCGAATTTTTTTATATCAAAATCCTTATACATAGCCGCGATAGCGGAATCAATGTTCTGTTGCATAAGGTCTTGAGCGATAATTAATCTCTCTTTGTCAAAGGGAACGCCATTCTCCTGAGTAGTTAATAAAAATCTAGTACCTGGAACCAGTAAATTTTTATATACCCAAGCAAGTTTTTCATTCTCTTTAATTTTTATAAACTTCTCAAACAGTTTAAATGTAACTAAAGCATCCATGGCGGCGTATGTTTTCATTATGTCGAAAGGAATCTCCTCCCAACGAAATTCGTTTTTAAGAATCCTGTGTTCTTTTCTGTAGTTATCTATCCAATCATGCATTGGCTTTTCGTAATCTCCATAAGGAGTATACTTTAATGCCAATGCTTTTAAGCCATGATGACCTGGATTTTCATTAATCAAATAAGATAGAAGCATAGTATCTTCTATATTTGGAAACTTAAATCCGAAATGATACTCAAACCATGCAAGGTCGAACTTGGCATTGTGAAAGATTACAGTTTTCTTACTAAATAATTCTTGTAATTTTGACTCTATTATTTCATCTATACAGTTAGTATCAATGTATGCGGCTTTCTGCCCGTCATAACATAAGGATAGTCCTAACATATATCCATTTCTAGGATACAATGATGTTGTCTCTGAGTCGAGAGCTATGAAGTCATCTTCATATGCAATGGCTTCATCTATAAACTTTTCTGCTTCTCTGGAATCTGTGATTCCGAAAGCAATACTATCATCAATTACCACATCTTCTATTTCGCCTTTAATATATTTAATGATATTATCTTTTGAAGTTTCCCAAGTCTTTTTAGCTTCGGGTTTGAAGGCGAGCATGGCAGGATTAATTACTGGTAGAAATTTCTTATCAACTTTCTTACCAGAATATTCTGTAACTGAATTAATCTTAGTGAAATACTTTAGAGATTCACTTCCTACTAAAATAATCCAATCATATAATGAAGTGTCTATGTCAATATCACAATCTCGTTTTAGTACTTTCTTGATTGCAGGATTTGAACATAGCTGAAACTGATCGAAAGAGAACTCTCCTCCGAAATGTTTAATGTAATCTGTTCTACTGGGTTTAGTTTCTACTAATGCAACTTTAGGCATATAATTTACTCGTTAATTTATCTACTTGTGATTGTGCTAATGCGCCGGGGTCGGTATGTTTTAAACATATGTTCCTAGAAAGGAGACCAACTCTCTCACACATAGCTTCTACTTTTGCAGCAGCTTCTTGACCGGCATCGTCTCCATCAAAAAAGACATCTATCCCTGATGCGCCTTGTATAGAAAGCATACTTAATTTATCTTCGTTTATATTCTGTGTTCCAAAACAACATACTGCATTTGTTAATCCTTTATCATGTAAATTTATCATATCAAAGATGCCTTCTACCAGGATTATCTTTCCTGCTTTAGGCGTTACTTTAGGATAAAGGGGCATCTTAGAACCAGAGGGGCTGATTTTATACTTAGGTATTCCATCTGTTAAATGTCTACCATTGAAGGCAACTATTTTATCAGACATATCACGCACAGGAAAATTTATTCTGTTAACAAAATCTGGATTAGTATGTTGAAACGCCTCAAATTTTCTATAAGTATCTGGACGTATATTCCTCCAATTACCTAAGTATGGGGTGTAATTAAAAGGAAAAGATAAACCAACGCTTTCTGCCCTCTTCTCTATAATTTTTTGCTTTAATAGCTCTCGACGTACTTGCAAATGGTTTATCTTTTCGTTAAACAGGGTGAGTATACTACCTTTGTACCCACAGGAAAAACATTGAAAAATCCCTGTAACTCTATCTATCCTCATACTAGGATTAGAATCATCGTGTTCTGGATTTAAACAATTAACTATAAAGTCATTTCCTTTTACAATATATTTGATTCCTCTTTGTTCTAATATACCGTCAATCATGGTTTTTACTCTGTTACTATTTTTATTTTAGATATTATACTAAAATTTGAATAGATAGTCAAGAACTTTTTTTAGATGTCATCTATTTCTTCGCCTGTCTTACCACTCTCATCCTCTTGTTGTTGAGGAGTCAAGGCCGACTCTGGCCCTATTTTTAAACTTTCCCAGTTTATGGCAGAGGTAAAAGATTCCATAGAAGCCGATCTCATTTTCTGACAGTTAAACGAAATGCAAGCAGCATCGTGTGAATATGTTTCTATGGAATATGCGGCATCCGCAGCATCCAGGATTCCTTTCGCAAACCTAGCCTCTCCCGTAGCGTCTGTTTGATAAGGGGATAGAATTGGAACTTCATGTTCCTGAGCCATAGATTTTAATGCTTTACTAACTTCTACTTGTTCTGTCCAATCATACTGTCCAGAACGAGAAGGAAGATTTGAGCGTTTTACTTGATTAATATAGTCTACAATAACTATACCAACATCTAAACTTTTTACTTTCTTATCTAAGTCGGCCTTTATCTTACCAATAGTAAGACTAGGCTCGTAAACAACATCCAGCTGAGTCGGGAGAAGCTCGCCTTCTGTTAAAGTAGTATGAAATTTATCAAAGTTTCGATGTTCTTTATACTCGTTCAAACGCTCGCCTCCACGCTCAAAGCGGTTTGCCCACCATTGAGCTACTTTTTCCCACTCTTTAATATTAAGATTTTTAGTTCTTAAACGAGCTAGGGAAATATCTGTAGCAATACTGCAACATCGTTGTAAAATAGATCTACTATCCATTTCTATAGTGAAATAGATTGCAGACTTACCTGATTCAACAACATGATTTGCTACGTTAGAGCAAGTGACAGATTTGCCTCCCCCACGTCTGCCTCCGATAAGTATCAAATCTCTAGGAGAGAACTGCATGAAACTATCGTATTCAGAATTTAATCCAAGGGATACATATCTATCGAGTTCTTCATCTGGCTCAAACAAGGTAATATATTGCATACTTTCCTCGGGACGTTTAAGCTCTACTTTGTCCTCTATGCGGAGAACAATTTCATGAAGATGTGAGAGTGTTTCTTCTGCATTTTCAAATGCAACCGAATGTTCTACATACTTTTCAAGTTCATTTAATACTTCTTTCTGAGTGTATTCGTTCTTTAAATAGTGGAGAAGCATCTCAGCTTCAGCTTCCACTTCAATACTATTTATAGCAAATAATTTTTCTTTTGTACTGCTATCACGAATTTCGTACTTGAGATCATCGAACTTGGGGAGTTTGTGGTATTCGTCACAGTGTTTATCGATGACACTGTATATGGTGTGGTATTCGGAAGGTAGATAGTGCTTACGCAAAATGCTCCAGGTCTCGAAATCCTGTGCATCAAGTATCTGCTTTAATAAAGCACTAGCAATATTCAACTAAGTTCCCCCGAACAAAAAATAAGTGCCAAGAAAATTCTCAGCACTTATTAGATATGACTAATTACTGAGCAGCGGCTGCAGCTTTCTCTCTTCGAGCAGCGCCATCATAATCAGAAGCAGAAATACCACGTCGAGTAAGCATAGTTTTTACTCCTCGTACTGTTTTACCAATTTCAGTGGCGATTTCTTCAACAGTCATTGATTCAATATCAGCAACTTCTGCTAACGGATCAACTCGTGTGCCAGATTTAGTTGTTTCCTGGCGGGGGATTGCAGCAATAGTTCCTGCACGAAGTAAGCTAAGAGCTTTACCACGAACGGAGTTTACTGTGCGATCAAGGGCTTCTGCAATTGCTTCAACAAAAGCGCCTTCGTTTACTAACTTAACAAACGTAGCTTCTTCAGCGTCTGAATAGGTCTTAACAGTTTCCGGCTTGGGAGTCGGCTTAATGTGACCAGTCAATTCCATAGACAAGATTTTGCCTTGGATTTGTTTTGCTGAGAATTTGCCATCGGCAAAATTACCTGCAACATCAGCATAAGTATAAACACCACTGTTGTCAGTTACAAATGACTCCAGGATCTCTTCTTGTACTTGTGTGAAGGCTTTGCTAGAATTTGTAGAAGCTAGTTCTACATCGTAACCCATTTTACGCAGTTTACTAGAAACTGAACGGGTTGAGGTTTCAAGGTTATCAGCGGCGTCAGCTACTGTTGCTTGAGATACAGGAGTTTCGTCTCCTACAAACGTTTCGAGCGCGCTGGTGCGCTCATCATTCCACTTAGGAACTGCCATGTCTTTCTCCAATATAATCTTTAAGATTAGTGACAATTTGTATGCCTTTATCTAAGGCTTTTAAGGTTTTTGTGGTCTCTATTCCAGTCTCGTTGACTAGAATAGTTACATCATTTGTTACGGAGCTTTTGACTTCATAACCTAGATTCTCTAGTTCTTTGGTTGCTTCAGCTTTAGTTTTATAACTGAAGAGCTTTCCAGATAAACAAACTATTCCTTGTGTAGAGCTTGCACTCTTTTGCTCAAAGAGCATATCATGAGGAAGATCTTGTTTGTAGTCTAAAAAATCCGTTTCTAACCAAGCCATTAGATTGTGGGTCGTTATCGGCCCGAGTCCTGCCTTCTTACAGGATTCCGCAGTTATATCAAAGATACTTCTACATACAGCTGAAAGCTTTTCTGCTGCCGATCTCCCAACTAGGGGGATACTAAAAGCTGGCAACAATAAATTTGCAGGGGCTTTGGTTGAGTTTTCAATTTCTGTAATTAGTTTACTACCTAACTTTTCAGAATTAAGGGCTAAAGAAGCACTCTCTTTATCTAAATAGTATATATCTACTACACTACTTAAATCTAACTTCTCTATAGACCTTGGACCAAGTCCTTTAATGTATAGAGTTTTAGCAAAGTGCTGAATTTTTTTAGCTGATTTAGTGGAGCAATCTTTATTCTTGCAGAATAATAAATCATTGACCCATTCAAGTATTGAATTGCACGAAGGGCAGTTACTAGGCACTTGAATTTTTTCCACTTGTTATTCCTTTTTTGATTGAGCGTATATTATACTAAAGTTTTCAGATAAATGTCAAGAATTATTTTTTTAAAGGTCACTAACCCCATTGCTTCGCCATAGCATCAGCTATTCCCTGGTATGTTAACGACCTATCTTTACCTCTAGTTTTACTTGGTCCCAGGTTGCTTTGCCCACTATCAGTTTGATTAGACCACCTTCGGTAAATTCTCCCATTCTTCTTTACTTTTCTACCTTCAATTTGTTTTGTTGCTCTTAGTGGCCTAAGTCCTTTAAGCCATAAGCCAGTTTTTTTACTTGCATCTTCTCCGAAGTTATACGGTTGGATATATTGAGGTCTAGGCATAAATTTTAATCTAGTATTTATACATCCTACGGGATTTTCTAAACAGATTTTTGGTATCCCGCAAGTCCATAAATCTGTAATAAATTCTAATGCTTCCTCTGTTTTTTCAGCACGACCTTCAATTTTGTTATTCCAGTGAAGGCCACTAGAACAGAGATAAGTACAGTCAGGATGAGCTATCATCATTTCCCAGTCATCCTGATAAAGTATATCGTATACATTACCTTCATAATGTTTGCCAGGTCTCTCTGTGGGTAAGAAGTCACAACTGGTTACATC